AGTGATGTATTTTCTACTAGGGACTCTGAAACTCTGGGAACTGTATCATCAGGCTATCGGGATTTTACGGGTCTCGATATGGATGTCTCTACTGATGACGATATTGGCGTTTATTTCTCAGGTGGTAAAATTGAGAAGGATGCTGGAGGAAATTCTTGGACTAAGAGTGCAGACCAAATCCCATGCTCCAGTGTGACCTTTTTTACATATAATGCCATTCTCTCCCTCTATGGCACAGGGACAGAGAGTGGGGAAGCAATACCCCAAGCCGTAAGTGGTGCATTATCATTTCAAGGTTCGGTTTTAGCCTGGCTGATAAGGGTAGTTTCAGCACAAGGGACTCTTTCTCCTGCTGGGGCAATCTCAAGGCAAATAGCAAAGAATGTAGGGGGAGGCTTTATTTCCTTTGTCGGGATTCTCTACCAAAAGGACTTTAAGTTACTGGTGGGAACGCTCACATCGTCCGGGGCTTTAATTAAGATGACCTCAAAGGCAGTAGCGGGTGTTCTGTCTTTCGCTGGGGCTATATCTAAATTACCAGGGAAGGTAATGACAGGAGCTATCAGCCCGGCAGGAGCATTAACAAGGAACATCTACAAGACTGTCGCTGGGGCAATAAGCCCCTCTGGAATAGTAATAGCAACATTTGAGAGCATAGGCGCACACCTGGTGGGGAATTTAACCTCAGCAGGAACACTCGTTAAGCAAGTCAGCAAGAATCTAGCAGGAGACCTCACCCTGGCGGGCGGATTAACAAAAGGCTTTTTCGTGGCAATCAATGGGACTCTAACCTCTGCGGGGTCGGTTATCAGAAACACAGGCAAGAATCTGAGTGGCTTATTAACCAGCGTGGGCATAACGACCAAGTATGCAAGGAAACTCATGCACGGAACGCTCACAATCACAGGATTACTTCAGAAGATGACCTCTAAGATTGTAAGTGGGGCTCTATCCCTTGTGGGAATACTACCCTCATTCGGGCGAGACCTCAAAGTGAGGCTTTTTCATCGTCCTTACCTTGATATGTCCACAGAAACCAAACCTTACAGGGATATGTCGGTAGAGTCGAAGGATGATTAAAGGAGATAAATTATGGCATTTTTGAAAGTTAAGAACCGTGCTGTTTCAACACTGGCTAGTGGCATATCTGATAGTGATTTATCGCTAACGGTAGCCACTGGCGAAGGGGCTTTATTCCCTACTACTGGCGACTTTCATGTTACCTGTGAGGATGAGATAGCCAAATGCACATCTCGAACTGGTGATGTTCTCACAGTTACCAGAGCACAGGAAGGGACGGCTGCTGCTGCTCATGTGTCTGGTAAGGCAGTTAAACTCAATATAACGGCAGCTATCATTGCTGAACTTCAAGCTCATCCAGACCTAACCACAGGCGTTCATGGCATATCAATACTTTTATTTTCTGCTGCCAGTAAGACTTATTATATAGACTCAGTGAGTGGAGATGATGGCAATGGTGGCGAAGCGTCTGACGATGCCTTTGAAACCTGGGGGAAGGCTGAAAGCATGGTGCCGATGTTTCTTCTACATAGCTATACTATCCGCATCATTGGTGATATGGCAGAGGATGTGGATATAAGAGGGCGGACAATATCTGGCAGCGCAATTTTATTGATTAGAGGAGATACAGATACCCCAGGCGACCATGAAGTAAATAAAATCACGCTTAAAGCCATGCTTGGTGATTACAGAGTCCAATATCTTCGAGCTACTCAGCTTATAAGTATGGGAGCCTGCTCTAGTACCGATATTACCTCAATGTATAAGCTGGAGCCGAGATGCCCTGCTGCTACTGCGGACTTTGCAGTATTCGTAGTGGGTGGTTTTGTCTATTTCAGGGATTGTGATTTTGGAACTGACGTGGTGAAGGATTGTATTTATATTGATGGTGCTCATTTGGTATCGAGAAATAATACTGGCAATGGGCAACGATATGGTCTCCATGCCAGAGGTGGAGGTGCGATTGGCAAAAAAGACACCCAGCCAACAGGCACTACTGGCAATGAACTCGCTGCTGATGGAGGCGTTATCCGATAGAAAATGGCTCAAGCAGTTTTTGATTTAGCTTGTTTTGATGAGGTAGCGTTTGATGAGGCAGGGTTAATACAAAAAGCACTAGATGGTGCTCTCAGTTTTGCGGGCTCAGCTACCAAAAGTATAACTAAGAATATCAGCGGGGCATTAACGCTTACTGCGGTTTTAAGTAAATACATAGGGAAACTTCCATCTGGCACATTGACATTAGCGGGAAGCCTAGTTAAAGCAACCTCAAAGACCATGAATGGAGCTATTACCTTCGCGGGGAGTCTCATTAAAGCAACAGCAAAAGTTGTAGGCGGAGCTGTTAGCTTCATAGGCGGGCTAATCTGGGGAGCAGGCAGGCGCCTAAAGATGTGGCTCTTTCAGCGCCCTTATCTCAATATGGTCGTAGAAACCAAGCCGTATAGAGATATTTCCACAGAAACAAGGGAGGTCAAGTCATGAACATTAACACATTCCAGGCAGGCGAGACAATAGGAATTTGGTGTCATATCAAAGATTGGGAAGGGGTCGAAACCACTCCCGATAACGGGGTTAAGGTAACTCTCACCGACCCTGCGGGTACTGTGAAGGTAACTGCTCAACCAATGTCTGAAAGCTCGGCAGGGGAACTTGTCTATTACTACAATAGTGAAGATGATGACGTCAAAGGATGCTGGAGATATTTTTGCAAGAGCCAGGACGGGACCGGTGCAGAAGTTAAATATGTGATATGCGAGGGTTCGTTTGAGCTAAAATGAGGACAATTTCAGATACCTTACAATCGGCTCAACAGTCTACTTTTGTCAAGGCTCTGTATAAAATCGTCTTGACGAAGGGATCTACCACATACACTTACGACAAGGAACGCATTTTACCTTCAGCACATGACGAAGAGCCATATTCCCACCGGGCGACAATCGTTCTGAATAACTACGACAGTGCCCTAGACGATATAGACCTCAAGGGGTTCAAGGGAGTAATTTCATACGGAGTATTGACCAGTGCCGGCGAGGAGTATTCTGCCACTGCTCCGGTATGGGTTATAGACCAGGAGTTTGATTCGGATCCGAACAAACTAATCTGCACACTAGAATTATGCGGCGCCTTTGACCTGATGGCTGATGACCAGGCTAATCAAATGTACATTCCAGAAGACGATGACGAGAACACAGTCAAGGACTTAGTAGATGCCGTTCTAGGAAAAACCTTAGATTGTTACGGCCATTGCAACGCCTTCGAGGTAGAATGGGATGAGGGCTATGATGCTCTGGCTGACACCTATAAGCCGAAGGGTGGATTTAGAGTCTATGTTGGCGGGAACAGGCTCGCTGCTATAAGGCGATTACTGGACTACACTTCAAATGTGGCTCGATGGGAGGCCGATGGTAAAGTTCACATACTAAAGCCGGTCACAAGCGGGGAGACATACGATTACGAATACTCGCTTGAGGCCGGGCATAAGTTTTTCTCTAAGGCGTATCGAAACACTTTAGTTATCCCGAGCAGAGTCTATGTCATATCCTATGAGGACGACGACCCTCAATACCTGGGTGTGGCTTCGACTTCCGATTATGCCTCTTTACCTGCTGAATTAAAGAAAATCTCATACATACAGGCCAAACTTAAAGACGATGGCGAAGCTGACGACATAGCTGAGGCATTGATAGCCAAAGCTGAGATGTGGAGCAAGCGGGGTGCTGCTGAGGTACCGCTTAATGTGGGTGCTGAAGTTTTTGATTATGTGCTAGTCACCGACCAGAGGCAGGGGGATGCCCGGGCTGGGAACTTAGGCTATGTTCACAGAAGGTTCGGCCAAGACAAGTGGACAATGACCTTCGGGTTTGGTAACTGGCTGGACACGCTGAAGTACCGCGACTTACTTAACAAACTGGAGACCTATACCGATTCGGGCAATTACTTCCCCAGCTTGCAGGTTGGACAATTATACGCTTACCTCGACGACATACAGGATGGGCCAGACCTCTATATTCGGCAAAACTACCTCCACCTGGATGCTACGGGTGTTTTTATATCTGAGAGTGTGCTTTATGCTATCAGAGTACCCGGTGAGGCAAAGCATAACCTGTGGAAGCAAGACTCAGCACCAACGGACAAAGACACCGGCGACTTCTGGCTGGACACAAACTACACTCCGAACAAGGTAATGATATGGAATGGCAGTTCGTGGGCAGAAGCCACGCCTGCACAGTTGGAGCAGTTCGGCAGGGCTACGATTTATAGAGAGCTAAAATCAACTTCTTTAACAGCCGATGGCTTAGTTGTTTTAGACGAAGTTCAAGAGGGAACTTATGGGCTAACTTTGGCTACCAGTATTTCAGCAGGCAAGATTCTCCTATCCAAGACAGAAAAGGACGGGCTATGGTACGAGGAAAGCGGAGTAGTATTAGATGCTACCTATGGGATAGCACTCTACGGCGGTGAAGGGATTAACGCCTTCAGGACTTTTGCCACGGAAGAAGATTACGAGGCTGGCACGCCTGTTCAAGTTTACATCGGGACGGATGGAAAGCTGTATGCCGGGGCTGGGGCGGTTGTTCTTGATGCCACAGGATTGAAAACCTATGGAGCAGGAGTTATCCAGTGTTATGTAGGTTCGGATGGAGCTATCTATGCTGGGGGTGGTGCTATTAAATTAGATTCCCTCTACCTTACTATTTCTGGTGCTGCCTTGAGGTTCACGGATGGTGACAATATTCTAAGAGGGGGGATATATGCACACGCAGATGGACTTTATATAATTTCCACAGGTGATGTAGATATTGTACTTGACAGTAGCACAGATGTCATTCGCCCTGCATCTAATAATACAGATAGTTTAGGCTCTCCTAGCCATCAATTCAAAGGTGGCTACTTCAAGTCCAGGCTCACAATCCCAGGTGGGACTGATATGTATGACTAGGAAATAAATGTCTATTACAATATTAAATGAACTTTATGGTTATGGTAAGTATGGAGACCCTGATTGTCCCACATATGATGATGTTTTCTATTACACAGGAAGTGCGATTGATTATATGTATTGGGGATACCCACCTACTAACAGAAGCATGGGGTTTACACCACATAGTGATTATTGGCGAATCTATAGGGTATGTTTCAACACAAAGACTATCCCAGATGAAGAAGTTATTAGTGCTTACATTGTTGGATATGGAGTTTACTGCTCTAACGGAGGTTGGGTTCAGGGATGGTTAGTAAACATGGATGGGCACGCTTTACATGACCATCTTATGTATGGGAAGATAAGAACTGTACCTTATAATGACCCTGATAAGATTATTGGTACATTCACCTGCCCAGTCGTAAATGATAGCACAGCTAAATGGATGGGAGTGTTCAATGAGAGAGGAATAGCTTACCTTGAGTCAAAGAGAGGAGGTGTAGCAAGGATAGGTATGCTTGCTACTGTATTCCCCCCTTCTAGTGACTCTAGTGGTACTTGTTATGTTGCCTATGCTACCAATCCTCTTAAAACAGAGATTTGGATAAATGCTAACCCAGGCTATAAAACTCCTTTCTATTTATGGATAGAAGAAACTAAATTCGCTTATATTGATGCATCTTATACCAAGAGAACAAAGGAAGGAACTCTTACTGGCGACCCTGATGGAGACCCTTATCAGGCATGGGTATATGGTGATTATCAGTATTACACTGATTATCTAGGAAAAGTTCGGCGAATACTTGGAACACTGACTGGACTTACTGGTAAGGCTCCATACCAAATTTCCATAAACACTAAATCGCCAATGTTGGGAACTCATTATTGCTACATAGACAGTAGCGGGAATGAAAGAGCTTTTGAAGGAACATAAGGAGGAACATGGACATCACAAAGGAACTAGCAGAAACCAAGCATAGAAGAGAGGAGATAGTAGCTCAAATCAATGAAATGGGGCAGCAAAGGCGGAATCTTATCCAGGAAGCTCTAAGATTAGATGGTGAAGTGAGGATGCTAGAGCGCTTATCAAAAGACGGCGACAAGCCTAAAGGGAAGTAAATGCCTGATAACCCAGAACTGATTGAGAAATACGATGACGAACTTCGCCAGCTCGTAAGTCGGATGCACAAAGACGGAATCCCCTACTCCACCATTTGTTTTGTTCTTCGGGGATTTTGGAATCTCTTTGCGAGGATGCAGAAAGATGGCATCTCTTCTCCATCTACTGATTTTGTCTTACAGGAGATGATTAAAAATCTCAACCTGATGGCTTATTGTGAAAACTGGCTGGCGATGTATGGTCGGGATAAGGGATTAGTGGCAGACAACGTTTAAGGGGCTTTCCGCCTCAAAAGAAGGGCATCACAGGGCAATTAAGACAACATTCCGAGCTTCGGCTCGGAGTCTTTTTTTATTTCATCAACCTGTCAACCGGTCTTTGTTTTTCCAGAGCTTTCAATGCCCGGCGCTGTTTATGAGCCCGGGAATAATTCTCCACCATCTTGAGTGAAGTGTGTCCCAAAAGATATTGAAGGTCAAGGGGATCGCCGCCATGGTCAAGGAAATTATTAGCGAAGGTATGGCGGAATGTATGAGCTCCTTTGTGCTTTACTCCGACACGGCTCATTAAGTTCTGAATAGTCTGTCCTATGCCGTCCCCAGTAAGGGATCTGCCCTCTTCAGTAAGCCATAAGGATTCACTGGGATTTCTTCTCGCCTTGAGATATTGCCAGATAGCTTTCAGCGTTGTGGGAGATATGGGTATCAGCCGTTGCTTCCTGCCCTTGCCCATTACAGATATAAGTCGGGCCTCCAGGTTAATGTCTGCTACCTTAATTCCCGCTAATTCCTCCCGGCGAATCCCGGTGTCAATCAAAACTAACACCATTGCCTTATTCCTCAGTCCCAATGAGCCTGTGCAGGCTTTGATTATCGCCTTCAGTTCATCATCGGTAAAAGCTGGCTTAATAATGTCTGGCAGTTTTGGGGGACTGAAAGTTAGTGGGCTTTCCAGGATATAATTCTGTTTGACACACCAATTCAGGAAGGCCCTCAATGCTCGATACTTGGCATGGTAGGCGTAGATATGTTGGCTGTTCTGAGCGCTGAAATACTGTTTGATGTCGCCAGTTTCGATGTCTTTTAATAATGTATAGGGCTTGATAAAGTTCACAAACC